CCGACGACGATCTTCTGGACCGGCGCGGAGTTGTAGTCGGCGGTGATGACGGTCGCCGCGGTGGCGCCGCCAGACGTGTCCGTTGCCATCTTCGAGACGTCGACCGCAACGAGCTGGCCCGCCGTGATGGCGGTCTCGGTGAGGAACGTCTCGAACTGACGACGGTCGCTGGGGGAGGTACCGACCGGAGTCGTACCGCCCGAAGCGAGGTTCGTCGTGGTCTCCAGGTACTGAACCAGAGTGGACGTGGCCATCAGAACACCTCCCCGTTGAACAGCAGCGCGCAGCTGGCGAGGTTGTCCGCGATGAGCTGACCCTTGAAGTAGATCTGGGCGGACCGAGCGGTCGTACCCGGAATGTACTCGAAGGGGCTCACGGCGAAGTCACCATCGCTGTGCTGCACCATCTTGATGCCGTCGAAGTTCAGGAAGTACATCGTGCACTCGAGGTTCGCGCCCACCGCCGCGTTGGTCGGCATGAACGTGTCCTGCACCACGGCCGCGCCACCGAAGGCGAGGCTCATGTTGCCGGCGTCGAGCTGCTTCTCGTCGATGTAGCGCTCCTGCTGGAAGAGCGCGCGACGGTAGTTCGCGTACCCAGCCTCAGAGGCGAGCACCAGCTTGATCTCGCCCATCGGAGCGCGGGCGCTCGTCTCGGCGGACAGCTGCTGCATGCCACGGATACCGTCGGTACCGAAGGCCGCGCCGGCGTCGAAGATGCGGTTGAACAGACCGTCGCCATCGGGGACGATGGAGCGGGCGAGCCCGCCGACGAGGTTGGTCTGGCCGGCCGCCGTCGGAGCGCCCTGCTCCAGGAAGCCCGTGGTGGTGGCGACGCCGTTGAGCGTGCCGAACGTGGTCAGAACGGTGCTGTTGCCAGCGACGATCTGCTTGTTCAGCTCGCGACGGAGCATGCCCATCACGTTGCGCATGCGGGCCTCGACAATCTTGACGATTGCCTTCTCGCCCTGGTTCTCCAGCTCTTCCTTCTTCGTGATCACGATGGGCGCGACGAAGTCGCACCACTCGTAGATCGCGGGCTGCATGACGTCCTGCACCGCGAGGGAGACAGGCTCGTAGCCGGTGGCGAGCTGGGTGATGGTGGAGTGGTTGGACACAGCGAGGGGACGCTGGATCTTGATACCGCCGTCCTCGTACTCAACCCCGCCCAGCTTCTTCGCCATGTCGAGGAAGGGGACGCGCTTGAAAAGCTCGTCGACCTCGCCGTCACGGATGCTGAACAGAGTCGAGGAGAGGAGTTCGTTGCTGATGGGCATTGGAACCTCTGACCTTGACGTTGAACGATGTGGCCTTGCGGCCGGGGGTGATGACGGTTCGGTTGGCCTTCCGGCTCCGCTCTCCCAGTTCCGTCAGCGGGTGCCGCTTCTTGTGGCGGTCCGCTTACGCAGTCGGGAGGAGTTGCACTGTCGGCAGTATAGCACGGTTGCCGCCGACTTAGCGACGGCTCTTCTTTCCGACGCAGCCCCACTTCTTGCGGGACAGGTTGTTCGGGGTGTTCGGGTCGTTCTGCTTGGCCTTGCTCAGCCGGCTCTTGATGCCGGCCGAGCGTGCGCAGTACGAGTCACCACGCGAGGTCCCAGGCGAGACCGTCGCCCCAGCCTGCCCGTAGCGGACCGTCCTGGTGCGCCCGGTCTCCGGGTTCTTCACGACCTTCTTGCTCGCCTTCTTCATGGGGCCTCCTACTTGGTGCCGTTCGCCTTGTGCCACTGGTACGCAGACCACGCGTCCTTGAACTTCGGCGGGGCGGCGTTGCGGACCGCGTTGCCCGTCGAGGTCTTCTTCAGCGTCTCGCGCTGGGCCGCCTTCACCGCTTCCGACTGCTGACGGGTGAGCTGCCCCTTCACGATGAAGTACGCATCCTCCAGCTTCAGCTCGGGGCGCGACACGAGGAGCTGCGCCACCGGCATGCGGACCTCGTCAGAGGTCAGGTCGGGGTGCTGCGCCTTGAAGCTGTCGAGGGCGACCTGACGCTTCTGAACTTCGAGGTCCTGCTGGAGCGGGGCGAGCATCTGCTGCATCATCTGCGCAGCCTGCTTGTTGATGCGCTCCTGTAGTCCCTCGTCGCTCCACGGGTCGTGCTGCAGCGGGGCCTCGGCCTGTGCCTTGACCTGCTGCGCGAACTCGGACTTGGTCATCAACTCGCGGTCGCGGGCGAGGGCCGCGCGCTCCGCATCGAGCTGGGCCTTCATGCCGGCCAGCTCCTGGGTCTTCTGCGTGTACGAGGCACGCAGGTTGCCGACGAGCTTCCGGCCGTTCTCGGGCAGGTGCTCCAGGATCTTCTTGTAGTCAGGCAGTCCCTTGTGCCCGCCCTTCAGTTCGGGGTGCTCGTCGAGGGACGAGTCCAGCAGGTCGTCGAGGCTGAGGTCCTCGACCTCCTCCTCGGGGGCGACGACGGGCGTCTCGACCGTGGGGTCGACGACGGGGGTCTCAGCAGGTGCCGGGGTCGGCGTGGCTGCGGTGCTCATGCGGCTACATCCTCTGGGTGAACAGGGCGTTGGTCTTCTCCTCGGACATCATGTCCTCGGACTCGTCTTCCGGCTTCTCGCCGTACTCTCCTTCCGTCATCTCGCCGGCACCGGCTTCGGTGACCTTGCGCTTCAGGAACCGCTTGAAGCCGGGGGCCTTGGCCGCCATGCCGATGCGGCCCGCCAGACCCTGGAGGCCGGCGTCGTCGGTCACGATGGTGAGGTCGATGGCCGCGTCCTCAGGCAGCACGCCCTCGGCGATGGCATCCTCGATGGCCTTGCCGAACATCGTCAGGAGGCGGACGAACTCCGGCGGGAGCGTGGTCATCTGCGGCTCAGTGAACCGGTCGTACTTGTCCGACACGCCGAAGAGCGGGAGGAGGCGGTTCGACGCCTCGACCAGCGCGTTGGCGGCCTTCCCGCTGAACCGGCCCTTCGGCGCGGCGGCGGCGTACATCTCGTCCTCGCTCTCCTCGACCTCACCCTGACGGGTCATGGCCTCGGCGCGCATCTTCTCCAGGTTCATCTTCTCGTCGGGCGTCATGCGGACTCCTTGCTGGACTGCTCCAGCATCTTGTGTGCGGGAAACGTCTCGGTCACGGCGCGCACCTTGTCGCCGCCGAACTTGGCCAAGTTCTCCTTCCACGCCTTCGCCGTGGCCTCACCCTCGGCCCGGTCGTCGCGGGCCTTGGCAACCATGCGCTCGTGGAAGACTTCGCCGCCGAGGTCCTTCTCGTTGATGAACCCGCGGCTGCGCATGATGCGCTCTTCCTCGCGCTTGTCCGAGACGCGCTGCCCGGCCGAGGCCGAGAAGAACCCGGTGTTGCTGAGGCCAGAGTTCCATCCGCCGTTCCACAGCGTGGCCATCTTCGCCGGCATGCTGATCATGCGGACGCTCGGAGTGGCGCAAACCGGACAGGGCTTCGACGCGTCATCGAACTTCGCGAGCGCCTCCCACTTGCCGTGCTCCTCGCAGCGGTAGTCGTAGAGCGGCATCACGCACCCCCGATGACAGCAGACGTGGTGGCCTCAGGGACCGGAGCCTCGGCGGGCGGAGCCGGCGCGGGGATCTCAGGGGTCGGAGCCGGAGGCGCCTCGTTGAACGTGGGCGGCAGGTCGAACAGCCGAACCAGCTCCTCGCGCACCTTGTCCGCCGGAACGCCGAGGCCCGGCAGGATGCCGACGAGCTGCATGAGCTGCTGCTTCTTGACCATGTCGGTGACCGGAGTCGTCCCGCCGTCCGTGGCGTAGAACGTCCAGTCCGCATCGAGCTGTGCCTCGGCCACGACCTTGGCCCCGTCCGGCGTGGCGATGACCGTCTTCTCCGTGTCGTCGATGAGCGGCAGGAGCATGCGGATGTAGAGCAGTGCGGCGTGCTCGATGGTGGCGTCGCGGTCGCGGGCCATCTTGCCCAGCTCCGAGGCGGTGTACTGCATGAGCGCGGAGACCTCGGTCGCCGTCGCCTTGCTGGCCTCGCCGCGGGTGAAGCCGGCGGTCAGGCTGCCCTTCTGCAAGTCCTGCTCGACGTAGTTCAGGTACGCCGCGTGGTTGCTGCTGATGGGCGGGACCTCGACCGCACGGATGAGACCGTCGAGCGTGTCGCTGTCCGTGGGGATCATCGCGCCATCGACACCCGACGTGATCTTGGCGAGCGCCTCCTCGTCGAACGCGCCCTCCTTGTAGATGTACTGGCGGCTGTCGCGGCGCACCGCGTTCGCCCAGAACGTGCGGAGGATGTTCTTCTCGAACACCTGGTCGTAGAGGCGGGCCATCGCCGAGTAGCCTTCGAGCGGGCGGTCGGGCCGGCGCGCGAAGTAGAACGGCACGAGGTTGGACAGCGGGCGGCCGTCGAAGGACATCACCGGGATGGCGTCCTTGTCGAGCAGCTCCGCGCCGTTCTTGTACGCCGAGGACCAGAACAGCAGCTCGCTGTTGATGAAGTCGTACATCTCGACGACCTCGATGTACAGGTACTCGTTCGGCAGGTCGGGGCTGTCGCCGTAGCTGCGGTACGACCGGTCGGTGTTGCGCTCGAAGTCGGTGAAGTAGTCCTTCTGCGCGGACCCCGTGAACTTCTTGTTGCCGAACTTGGCGGTCGCCTCGTCCACGCTCAGGTAGTACACATGGCCGATGAAGCGGCTGTCCTCCCAGGCTGCGGCGTCGCGGTCGAGGATGACCTGCCACGGCGGCACGGCGCGCATCGCGACCTTGCCCGTCAGCTTGTTGCTCTCGCGCGGCGCGAGCTTCAGGAAGGAGTGCGTGTAGATGAGCGCCATGCGGGCCGCGTTCTCGACCTGCTGACGGCACGAGGACAGCCAGTTGTTCGCCAGCTCACGGGTCATCACGAGGTCGCCGTTGCCGCTGATGTCAGGCTTCAGCTCCACGCTGGGGTACTTCGTGAACAGCGAGCCCATCATGGACTCGATGCTCGCGTACGCGTCCGCGGTCTCGACGCGGATGGACGTGTCGTCCGTCGTGTACGTCGAGTCGTCGTAGAACTTCGTCATGTAGGCGTTGCGGTACCGGCGCATCTGCGGCCGCAGCTCGTCCCAGTAGTCGGTGTGCTGCTGGAGAGCGGCTCGGATGAACTGGATGCGGGACTTCTCGGTGCGTGCCATGCGGCCTCACAGTATCACGGGTTGCGGTCAGTATCGGCGAAACTCGTGTCGTGCCCCCTGCTTACGGGCGTTCTGCACGCGGCGGTCGGTAATCCACTGCGGCAGGAAGGGCTTCTCCGACAGTCGAACCGTGTCCAGACACACGAGCGCGAGTGCCAGGCCGATGACCGTGTCACCGTGATGCAGACCGCCGGTCGGCGCGTACGGCCTGCCCTTCTCGTCCATCTTGAAGGAGCGCAACTCGCCGATGGTCCACGAGTCCAGCTGGGAGAACTGGTTGCGCGACAGTGCGTCACGCACGCCTTCGAGCATCCGCGGCTTGGACTCGGACGTCGTCGTCCAGTACTTGCCGTCGTTGTCGGTCCACTGCGGGACGCCCATGTGCCGCAGCTCGTTGCAGACCACGCCGCCCCAGGTGCCGTTCTGCTCGACGCAGACCTTGGCGTTGTTCCACTTGCGGCTGGCGTCGGCCACCACCTCGGCCCACTCGGTCGGTGACATGGCGTTCGAGCGGCGGATGTCCACGACCTGACGGGTGAGGGCGGACAGCACGACGACGGTCGACCAGTCCCCGCCCGTACCTGCACCGACGTCGACACCGATGGCGTACTTGTCCCTCGGATCCACGGCAGCGAGCGCGCCGCCCGAGGTCTCCAGGCGGATGGCCTCGATGTCCTCGAAGTAGCCATCGTCGAGCCACGCCCCAGCCACGGCGGCGTAGGCTTGCTCGGGGGTCTCGGGGTACTCGCGCCGGAACTTCACGACGCCGAGCTTGCCGCGCTGGACCTCGGCCCAGTACTGCTGCTCCGGCGTGTGCGGGCTGGACGGGTCAGCCTCCCATCCGTCAGGCGGAGTGACCGCGTACTCGGGCAGTCGGTACCACGGGAAGAACAGGCTGATGCCGTCGACCGTCCCGCTCTCGATGAGCTGCCGCTCGATGTAGACCGGGTCGCCGTGGTAGTTCGCGGTGCTCTCGATGATGAGCGGGCCGAGGCCGTTGAGGCTGGCGATGGCCGTAGCCTTCAGCTCCTCGTAGCCTTCGCTGAACGCAGCCTCGGAGATCCAGATGGCCGAGCAGGTCCACGACCGCAGACCGCCGTCGCCCTGGGCTGAGGCCGCCATGAGGATGGCGCCAGTGTCGGACAGCACCATCTCTGTCGTAGAGTCCACGGCCAGCGGCCGGCGCAGGAAGTTCGGCAGCCGGTCGAAGAACCCCTTCCACATCCCGAACAGGTGCTTCGCCGAAGCCAGCTTGTACGAGAGAACCGCGTACCGCTCAGGGTCGGGCGACGTGTACCAGCGCCAGAAGAGGTACGCCGCGACGATGGTGCTGAGGCCCATCTGCCGGGCCTTCAGGACGACAACGTCTTTGCCGGTTGACAACGCGTCGATGGTCTCAATCTGCACGGCGTTCGGCTTCAGCCGGACGAGCTTGCCGGACTTCGACACGATGGTGAGCCGGCTGATGAACTCAACCGGGTCCTCCATGATGCGGGCGATGTCAGCCTGACTGAGCGACATGCGCCTCCTCCAGGAGCCTGACCGCGTCACGGGCGTAGACGTACAGCGTCGCCTGGTTCACGCGCGCGATGATGACACCGCAGGTCGCCGGGTCGCGCAGGTCGAGCCGGTCGTGCGGGTGTTGACGGAACAAGAGGTCCGGCCCCCACGTCCTGCCCTGCGTGTCGCGCACACCTGGGCCGAAGCGGAAGCCGATGGCGGCCAGCCGCTCAGCGAGCGCGTTCGACTCGGCCTCGGTCACTCGGCCTTCTTGCGGAGCCAGTCCTTGACCTCAAGGATCTGACCGTCCTTGTTCTCGTCGGCAGGGGCGTCCTTCTTCAGCGAGACGACGATGCGCAGCAGTTCGCTGAGGGCAGTGCGCCCGAGCGGGGTGGCCCCCTTCTCGCTGATGTCCGTCACCGCCACGCCGAGAAGCTCCCACGCCACGTCATCCGCGGACCGCGCGACGATGGCTTCCTGCACCTTCTCCCACTTTTGGTTTTTCTCTGCAGCCTTCCGCTGCATCAGAGCGAGGATGGCATCAGGTGCGGTCGGTGCTTCGGTGTCAGCGTTCGCGAAGAGCGAGACGACGTGGTTCGGCTTGGCCATGACTGGGTGCCTCCTACTGTTAGTGTACCACGCCGGCGGGCCACCTGACGGACCACGGTGCGCGGAGGACGATGTTCAGGACGGCAGTCCTGACGTCCGACTGGACGTACATGTAGTGACCGCTGAGGTCCACGGCTACACGTTCCACGTCCTGCCCGTAACGCAGCTCGAACCACATGCGCGGGTCGTTCGGCCCGCAGAAGTGTCGGCTGTACGACAGGCCAGGGCAGGTCGCCGCGGCTTCGTCGAGGATGGAGGTCAGCCCGTCGAGGGCCGCGTTGAAGGAGTTGGTGCTGAAGCGGAAGATGAACGGGGTCATGGTCTGGTCTCCTGCAGTCATAGTACACCGCGGTCTTACGAACGCCAACACCTTCGTTCACAAAAAGTTCGTCGCCGTTGTTGACGGCCGGACACGCCGGGGGTAGAGTCAGAGTGGAGGCAAGAGCATGGCACGTCGCCCGCCCGAAGAAGTCGTCAACATCCTCATCGACCGCAAGGTCCACGCGAAGCTGCGTGACCTTCAGATTCTCCTGCG